AGCGTGGAGTACGTCGACATCGACACGGTGGCCGAGCACCCGGACAACCCCCGGCGCGGCAACACGCAGGTGATCGTTGAGTCGCTGCGCCGCACCGGTCAGTACCGGCCCCTGATCGTTTCGGCTGCGACGGGCTACGTGGTGGCCGGCAACCACACGCTGCGCGCGGCGCGGCTGCTCAACTGGGACCGGATCGCGGTCACCTGGCTGCACGGCCTGTCCGAGGAGGCAGAGCACCGCATCCTGGCCGTGGACAACCGGGCTGCCGACCTCGGCGACTACGACACCGAGGCACTGATCGCCCTGCTGGACAACCTCGGCGAACTGGAGGGCACCGGCTACTCGGTGGACGACCTGGAGACCTTGCAGGCCCTGGCGGGCCGCGAGGTCACGTTCGCGGCGGGCGACACCGACGCGCACTACTCGGGCACCGACGCCGAGCGGGCCGAGCGGGCCGAACAGATCGGCAACTACCAGCCGCTCAAGGCGCAGGGTCTGGCCGAGGTCATCCTGGTGCTCACCGAGGCCAAGAAGACGCAGATGATCGACTGGCTCCAGGTGCTCCGCGCCAAGTGGGGCGACCAGATGACCAACGGGGAGTTGGTCTACGCGGCCGTGGCTCGCGCGGTGGACGCCGAACAGTGACCTCGTACGAGATCGGAGAGCGGGCGGGGCGCATCGCCAAGCTGTGGACCCCGGGCGTGATCGACGACTACGCCCGGTTCCACTGGCTCGCCCTGGAGACTGGCGACGTGGACCCGGTCTACCCGGTGCTGCGCAAGCTGGAGATGGGCGTCAGCGACCTGGTGTGGCTGTCCTTCCTGCACGTCGCCTACTACGACCTCGGCTCGGCCCTGCGCGCCTTCGCCCGGCTGTCGTGGCGCCCCACCGAGGAGGTCCCCAACGCGGTGCTGCACTACCCGTGCGGCACCGAGCGGCGGGCGCACCGCGACCCGAGCCAGTTGCTGCGCCACCTGGAATCCCTGCGGGCGCTGGCCGATCACTTCCAGGGCTTGCACCGTTTTGTGACAAGCGCCACCAGCTACGGGGACCTGTTCGGCAGGGTCATCTCCATCTGGGGTAACGGCCGGTGGGCCGCCTACAAGACCTGTGAGTTGCTGGCCTACGCGTTGGACCGGCCCGAGTGGGAGCCCACCGACATGGGGCACGCCCACTCCACCGGCCCCCGCAAGGGGCTCGCGCTGATCTACGGCGGGCGCCTGCCCGAGGGCAACGGGCCCGCCGCCATTCACACCCTCAACACCTTGTCGGGCTGGCTCGTCAACGAGTTGGGCCGCCGCGACCTGGTTGCCAGTCAGGCGACCGCCGAGACCACCCTGTGCGACTTCCACTCCCTGGCTGGGGGCCGCTACTACGTGGGGCACGACATCGACCAGATGGGCATGCAGATCCGGCGCGGGCTGGAGACGGAGCGCCTGCACTACGAGGAGGGCCAGTCCGCCGCCCTGCGGTTCCTGCTCGACGCCAACCAGCGTGCGAGCGCGACGTTCGCCCATTGGGGCAACGACATCGACAAGGGCCGCCGACAGGTCTACAAGTTGACGGGAGAGATCCTTGATCCACGTTGAGGGGATGGGCTGGTTCGGCGCGGTGACCGCGCTCGCGCTGGAGCGGGCCGGCATCGAGTTCACCTGGTCCGACATCGACTCGCCCACCCAGGCCTGGAAGGCCTCCACCGGCATCGTCTACCCGGCCGGAGACGACCGCACCGAGCGGGAGCGCCTGTCCTGGACCCGGTGGTGGCTGAGTGACGACTGGCTGCCCGACCACACGGTGCGGCCCGTCACCTACGGCTTCACCCACAAGGCGCCACCGCATGGCGGCAAGTACGAGTGGGCCCGCTGGTCCTACGTGCCCGAGGTGAAGATCGCCGCCAAGCACGCCTTCGCGGTCGATGTGCAGGCCATCGTGGTCGAGGCCCGTTCCCGCTTCGCCGAGCGGCGCTGCGAGTACGTGGACCCGGCGCGGTCGAAGATTGTCGCTCACGGCGCGCGCCGAGCGGTCGGCTGGGTGTGGGGCTGGAGCCGCAAGGTCAACCTGCGCTGGCCCGGTGGGGTTGAGGCGGACGGCATGAGCCTGTACGGCAAGGTCCACCGGTTCGGCCTCTGCTACGCCTACCCGGTGGGGGCCCAGCCGGGCTGGTGGTGGGCCGGCTCGGCCCTGGTCAACGAGAGGCGCCCCCGGGAGCGCGACGGGCGCGAGTTGGCCGACTACTACGAGCGCTGGCGCTCCGACTTCGCCCGGCTCTACCCCGGAGTGGACGTGGTGGAGTCCGGTCATGAGCCCATCCGGCAGGGCTGGCGGCCCAAGCCAAGCGAGAGCGATCCGGCGCTGCTGGGACTCACCGACACGCGGTGCGTCTTCCCGGCCCTGTGGCACTCGGGCGTGCGCTGGGCGCCCTCGTTGGTGGAGGGAGCGGTGCAGTGGGCAACTCGCGTGACCTCTTCTACGTCATCGGCCCTCCAGGCGTAGGCAAGTCCTCCCTGATGGCCGCCCTCACGGTGCGCTGCCACCGCTGGCCGAACGCCAAGCCGTTCCGCTACGACCTGCTCCGGGGCCCCTCGGGCTACGAGTTCGTCGAGTTGGGCGGTCAGCGCATCGGCGGGTTCCCCGGCACGGACGGCATGTCGATGTCGGTCCAGCCCCGGGTGGAGGAGTGGCTGCACCAGACCCGGGTGCCGCTCGTCCTCGGTGAGGGTGACCGCCTGGGCAACACCAAGTTCTTTGAGGCGGCGGTGCACGCAGGGTGGCGCCTGAACGTTGTCGCCCTGATGGCCGACCGTAAAGAGTTGGATCGGCGCTGCCGGGAGCGCGGCTCGGAACAGTCCGAGACGTGGCGCAAGGGCCGGTTCACGAAGGTGGCCAACGTGACCAACTGGCTGACCACGGCCCATCCCGGCAGCGTCCGGCTGGTCACGGCCGACCGAACCCCGGGCACGCTGGTCGCGGCCCTGCGACCGAGCTACCCGGACATCTTCGCCCTGCTGGAGGACTGATGGAGCACTGGGGATTCTGGGCCCGGGCCATGGTGATCGTGCTCGTCGCCTGGGCGACCTGCGTGGCGCTGCTGATGGCCATGGTCCGCGTGGCGATGCTCGGCGCGGCGCTGACCTCGCTGGCCGCCCGGTCGGTGCGCGTCTGATGGAACGCCTGCTGCTCGGCCTCGTCAACGCGCTCATCGTCGTCATGCTGCTGGCCGTCATCCTCATGCTGGGCCTGGCCGTCCACTTCGCCTACACCGAGAGTTGGGGATGCTCGTGACCACCGTGTTCGTCATGATCGGCAACAGCGACGACAAGCTCTCCCAGGACGACTGGCACCAGTTCTGGGGCGAGACCTCGCAGGTGCTGCTGCCGGTGATCAAGGCCACGTACGGCGTCTGGTTCTCCGACCCGGTGGCGCGCTACCAGAATGCCTGCTGGGCGTTCGAGCCCTGGCCGCAGCACGAGTCCGAGGCCAAGGTCCGCCTGGCCCGTCTCGCCAGCAAGTGGGGCCAGGACTCGGTGGCCTGGGCGGAGGCCGAGGACACTGTGTTCCTCGGGCCCGCGTGGCTGTCCCACCTCGACCCCGAGGAGGCCGAGGCCCTCGACGACGGGCACGCCTGGGCGGGCCTGGGGACCGAGGAGGGCAAGTGAGCCCACTTCAGGACTTCGACGAGACCACCCCGAGGCCCGTGATCATCGTCTGCGAGACCGGCTCGGAGATGGACGGCATCCAGCGGGCGATCCTGCTGCTCATGAAGTACCCGGGCGTGCTCGCCGAGTCCGCCGCCGGCTGGATGTTGGTGCCCCGCCAGGCGGCCACCCACATCTCCGTTTCACGTGAAACCAAGGAGGAGAAGTGAGGCTGTTCCATCTGGAGCGCACCGAGGACGTGACGGGCGTGTCGGGCACGGGCGTGGTCGCCCAGGGCGTCGAGTTCGACGACCTCACGGTGGTCATCCGCTGGGGAAGCGCCACCCCCTCCACGGTGGTCTGGGACCACATCGGCGACGCGATGGTGGTCCACGGCCACAACGGCCTGACCAAGCTGGTCTGGGACGACCGGGGCGACTGGTCGTGACCAGCGAGTTCCTCGCCCGGTTCGGCGACGCCCTGGCCGAGCAGGCCGCCAAGCCGCCCAGCGACCCCGTGGCGGCGCTCTCCTACGTCGCCTTCGCGGCCCTGGCCGTCGCGCTGGGCTGCCCGCCCGAACGGGTCGGAGACCTCCACCGGGACATGCACGCCCTGGCCCTGCCGGCTGGACCGCAGGCGGCGGTGGACCAGTTCCGCACCCACATCGACCTGTTGAGGGAGGACGGGCTGTGACCGAGCCCGAGGAGGAGTGGGTCCAGTTCGCCAAGGGGACCGTACTGTGCCCCTGGTGCAACGCCGAGGTGCCCGTGCCGGTGCTCGGGCGCATGTTCAACGACGACGAGGGCCGGCTGGCGATGGCCACCAAGCCCGACCTGACCGAGGTGTGGGCGCACGCCTGGACCCACGAGGAGGACACCGATGCCTAGCCCAACCGAACGGCTCACCGCCAACCTGACCGACGCCCTCGGGGCAGACGGGGCCCGGAAGGCGGCCCTCGTCATGGCGGACCTGTTGCTGGAGTTCGCCCAGCACGCCCTGGACCGGGGCAAGGCCTTCGCCCCATTCACCCAGGAGGCGGCCACCTTCGCCACGCTGTCCGGTTCGTACGTGGGCATGGCCGAGACCATTCACCGAATTGGGTGCGACGCCACCGACTGTGACTTCCTGGTCAACCTGGGGGACCTCCTCGCCCTGGCCCGCATGTGATGCAGACCCCGTTTCGGGAGACCGACGCCCTCCTGGCCGCCCTCGACAACGACGACGAGGCCCTGCTGGGCCACCTGGCGAGGATGCACGACGGCGAGGTGAGCAACCTTCGTCGGGCCGCCCTCAACATGGCCTTCGCCGCGCGGGAGGAGTTGGACCGCCGCTGGCAGCAGGCCATGCAGGTCAAGCGCGCCATGCAGGTTAAGGCGCTGGACGACGTGGCCGATGACTGACCCACTGCTGGCGGCCCTCGACCGGTGCGAGCACGGGCGCCACCGGGCCGACCGCTGCTTCGACTGCCCGGACCAGTGGAGCACGGGCAACCTGTTCCTGCCGCCCGGCACCCGGATCGGCACCAACCTGTACGGCGACCCGATCGTGGCGCCCGAGCAGGACAATCACGAGCGCGGCCAGCCAGCGAACTGGGTCGAGGGTGGGGCATTCAAGTGACCGACTGGGAAGCGCTGACCGCGCTCCAGATCATTGACCGGCTGCGCGACACGATCGTGGCCATGGGCCAGTACGTGGCCGGCCTGGAGTCCGAGGCACTGGAGACCGAACGCTCGGTGGCGTTCTGGACCGAGGAGGCCCGGCGCTACGCGGGCAACGCCGACTACTGGCGGGCGCGGACCACCGAGGCGGAGCGGGTCATACAGGCCGCGCGCGCCATGCCGGGGCACGAGC